TATAAACGAATCCACCAGCATCTCGTTCACCGAGCATGCCTGCTTTTTTCTGGTCAGCAGCAACTTGTGCAGTAGCCATATTTAACTCCTATTAATATGCCGTTGGCAAGCCAGTAATTATACCTTGCCTTGAAGCGTTAGAACAAGTCAGGGCACCTAGCCATTGTATTTTGGCTACAGATGCATCCTGGTTAACTGGCTTTTGAAAGCCTTCGAAAACGAAATTACGTTTTCTATGATGTCTGAACTGGAGGTATCTTTCATTTAAGAAAAATGCTTTTCCAGCAGGACAATGATCGTCTACAACCACAGGTGTATTGCGATACATTAATGCGGTAAAACCAGCATCAGCAAGAGCACTAGCAGCAGGACCGAATCTCTTCTGTCCAGCTAATGATTCTTCATATGCATCAAATACAATCTGAGGTACGACTATGATAGAACTTGTGTCGTTATCAACAGCACATGCTCCGTACATTTTACGGAACTCTCTACCAATTGAATTTGCTCCAGAACTAGCAGCAACATCACTAAATGTGCTTGAGCCAGCAGCCTGGACTTGAGCTTTCCACCATGGATAGTCAACACGAGAAATTCCTCCTAAAGAACCACCAGCAGCAGTTTCTGCACTACTATTAGCAGGTGCAGCAATAATGTGCTGTAGTCCGCAGAATTCATTTCCTGAGTCACCATTTCCAGCATAAAGCGTTGTTCCGAAAAGGTCTTTTAAAGGCTTTTCAGCATTCTTCACTTTGGCTTCTAATAAATCGATTACACGCTCAGGACCATCATTTAACATCTCTTCTTTACCAGAGATAGAAATAGTGGCATAAGCCTGTTTCCAATTGTATGATGCGTCAGTGAATGTTTCAGTTGGTGACGTATCGAGTACATCGTATCCGCTGAAAAATCCCTTAGCATCAGCTTTCGCATATTCAAGAGGTTGTAAAACCTTGTTACCTGAAGCAGCAGGCTTCGACTTGCGAAGCATCCTATGCGTAAGCACATTGGAATCGAATATATTATCAACCATCTGAGGAATGTATTTATCCTTAGTTAAAGCACTAAGGTTGTCGTAATTAAGTGGCATTACTTAATCCCCTTTTGTTTGATTAGTTATTCATAGAGGTCGTAAGACATAGCCTGATCCCTTGCTTCATCATAAGACTTAGGTACTGTATTAGCTACAGACCGTTCACCACTATGTTTTGCAGAAACTTCAGGGATGGCTTTCTTTTCATTCGCCTCTTCCAGAGTTTTCTTAGCTTTCGCAAAAGCACTATCTACAGCTGCTTGATGATTAGTTATAATAAATGCATCTTCTAGATTTGTAAGCCCTTTATCAATAGAAGTCTGAATGACCTCTCTAAGAGCATCTTCTTGCCCATCCAATTCAGGATGATTGGCAATTAATTGGCCGATATCCGCCTGTACCTGTCTTTCAGCCTCTTGCATTTCTAACTTACCTTCAAGCTCCGAGAGTCTAGTGACCATTTCATCATTAGCCTCTTCACTCTTCGTGTCCTGTTCTAGTTCTTTACTTGGCTCAACAATAGGTTCTTCATTAAATAGCTCGTGATCTTTTCCTAAATAATCTTCCAGAGTTTCTCGTAACTCAGTATCATCATTCAACGACTTCCATTTTTTCGATTGAGCATCGAGAGCTTTTCGCTGGGTAGATAATTCTTGAGCTTTTTGAGTATTAGAACTCTGCCAATCATGTCTATTCCTTGAATCATCAAGCGCAGCTCTTAGGTCCTCATACGAATATGATTTCCCATCAACCTCCACTTCATCTATTGTTGGTGCTTCTTCAGTTTCACTAAGTTGCTCAGTCTCCTGAGTCTCGGTTTCTACGGTAGCTTCCTCACCGCTGGGTTCACTAGGTGCAGCTTCTACTGGCTCGCCTTCACTCTCATTGATGATTAGAGAGTTTGCGACATCCATTTCTACTTCACCATAGGTTCCACCTTCAATAACTTCGGACATAATGTCCCCCCGCTTATTTGTATGAAAAATCCTACTTTATTACTATTTATAACAAATAAATAAGAGGACTTTCCTTTATTTTAGACCACCTTACTACTGTTCAGATGGTAATCTGTTCATCATACTAGGATCTGATTGAAGTTTAGCTAATATCTCATCTTCATTTGTTCCAAGACCAGCCATTTCTTCTTCGCTCATCATTTCTTCTCCACCGCCTTGTTGCTCCATCATTTGCCTAATAAGCTTTTCTTTTCCTGGTAGTTCAATATTCTCTAGTATATAAATTGGATCAGTAACAAGACCCATTTGCATTAGCTGCATAATCTTATTTTCAATCCATTCTCTATTTTCTGGTAGCATAGAACCAGCCTTTGCTCGTACATCAAAGTCCATTTCCCCTAACATCGTACCAATATATCTACGTTCATCTACACCATCATCGGTTTCTACCATCATTACATGCTCTTCTGTACCTAAATTCTTTATCATCGCTATCCACATTGTACCTAATGTCTGTACAGCTTGATCTACAGCTCTAGCTTTAAAGTCAATCTTTGTTGTAGAGGCCTGTTGATATATTTGAGCTTGCACACCAGAAGTAACCGAAGCATCGGCTTTACCTTGAGTAGCTTTATTCACACCACTAATGGTTTCAAACATATCGTTTAAAAGTTCGTAAAAGGTAAATACATAACTTGGAATACTTGCAGGCTGCGACATAGTTACTTGACCTGGTCCTCTTTTGCGTATAATAGATCCAGGTTTATTGGAAATTTGGTCAACTACGTCACAAGTTTCATCCACCAACCACATCGGATTTGCCATGAGATGAGTGTTGTCGAGAATTTGTGAAGCAAGCCTATCCATACTAAGATTTATAGACTTTAATCGCTTAGGTTCTGGTTTTCCCCAAAAGCTATGTGCGGATCCTCCGTTTTTAAGTACAACAAATGGAAAGGGGTTTGACACATGATTTTGTTTATTTAAGAATGGATATTTACTAGGTCCATCGTATAATAAGACCCCATTGGCAATCGTTGTTTGTCTAATATTCCCTGGGTATTTATCTTGCTCAGTAGGCTCTTCACCATCTCCGACATCTATATACTCTTTCGTATAATCTCTAGCAAAACATTCAACAACTAAAGCCCTTTCTTCTAAACCCTTCATCGCATCTTCGGAAGTATGATAGTTGGTCTCTTGACCTTTTGTGTCTGTGATTTGTGTAATACTACTACCACCCATATCCACATCGTTAATTTTTAAGGCTTCATACTTTTCGAGCTTTGATTGTGACTTTACATACTTACCATCTTCATATTTTTCTTTCAACTCCCATAAAGGTGTCGGTGCAGCATATGCAACAAATTCTGCATTTTCTAATTTTGTAGCACTAGGGTTTACATAAAAAGCAAAAGGATCTACTACATCAGCATCTGGCAAATCATCTTCGTTATTAAAACTTAATTTTAAAATTCCATTTCCATACACGAGGTAATCAAGCAACCAATCAGGCACAAGGTTTTGCATATCTCTAAGTACCCATAACTCATCTATTTGCTTTTGTAATATTTCAGCAGCATTCGAAGCGACATCATCACTTCCTACATTTATCACATCAATCCTTGGAGGTCGGTTAGATAAAATAGGCACCATAGTATCAATAGCAGATGCAATTAAGTCCATGGTTAATTGGTTTTTAAATTTAGGCATATTCATACCTTTCCAATGCTCACCCATATAAAGCTCTTCAGCTTCTCTCCATACTTTAGTGGTATTAGATCTTGCCCTGCGGCACATATCAAACATTGCCTCAGTCCTTTTAATTATTCGTTCATCTTTTTTATTAGGCGAATAAGCCTCAGTTACTTCTTTTGCCATCAATTCCTCAATGATTTAATTTCATTTAAATAGGTAGATGTCATTTCGTCTACAACCTGAACAAGAGCTAACTTGTAATCCAGGCTAGAGGCCCCTAATGCATCTATTTTCTCAATTTCTTTTATAACAGGCTTTGTTTCTTTAAGTTTTTTGACAATCCAATTCCCTGTATGCTCGTCAAATATTTCGATTATCATGTCCTTACTCCTTCGTAAGATGTCTCTTCCTGTAATAATTTATCTAATTCTTTTTGTAACCAGGGCTTTTGGACCACTCTAGATGGTCTGCCTATATAGTGGAGCATATAACGCATCTGATCCGCATGGTGGTCCTCGCCCTTGGTATCTAAATCTTCTGGTCTTTTATCATCATGTACTAATACTGGTAATGTTCTTATAAACTCTGGACAAGTATTAAATATCTTCATCTTAGGCTGCTTTTCTTCGTCATGATCTAAATAAGACCTACAAATGTTCCAGCCATTTACTCGTTCATTGTTTGCTTTAAACATATTTATTCCATGCTTACCCATAATATCAGCAATACTCATATTGGAAGGAGCTACTGTATCTGACCTATTTGTATTCTGTGGGTTTCTTATCCACATACTTGGATCTCCTACTGTAAGCATATATTGTTCATCTCCACTTAATTCTAGTATTCTATCAATATGATGGCTTAATTCTTTACCAGCTTCATAATGTTCCCTGTATAAGTACACATTTCCTTCAAAGTCTACTGCCCACCAGCCACATGCAAATGGTGCAGCAAAACCATAGTCAATCGATCTATACTTATACCACTCGTGTGGTATCTCAAAATTGTCAACCACATGAATATCCTGTCTCCACTTCTGAAAAAATTGTCCAGCAAAAACATCCCAGTCACCATCTAGCCATGCCCTTCTAAGTTCATCAGGCAAAGCCTTCAAACTGTTAATATATTCAGGATCTTCACGCATAATAGTAGGGTTATCTGTTACCTTACTAGGTATAAAAATCCGTGACTTTCCACTTTTTGGGTCATAGTAGGTTTTATTCCTCGCATTGTCTACAAAGCGTGCTTTTACCCAACCATGCCCTGGTCCCCCTGGGTTTGTTGTTGCAAGTACCTGTGATTTTATACCAGGGATTGTACTTCTAGCTGAGGATATTAGTCGTAAGTAAGACAACTCATCTGGTATAAGGGTCAACTCCTCAATTGCTATCTTTTGAAATTCCTGTCCTAGATACTTGGTCCAGGCATCTTCGTTGGATAAGTGCCCAGTCCATATCTTTGCACCAGATGGAAACTCA